GGACCCCCCGCCGCCATGCCGCCTCACGCTCGACCGAATCCAGTCCCTGCCAGCCAAGTGCAGCCCGCGCCGCGTAGATGGCTCTGTCCAGCGTGGACGTAGCCGCCTGTTCCGGTTCTACGGTGGGCTGCCAGTGCGCCACCGTGTTCACGACATCGAACAGGGCGGGGGCCGAGGCGATCAGGTTGGCGTTCTCGATTCCCTCTGCGTAACGCGCCTCCGAGCCAGGACCGTTGTAGGCGAACCCGTCACCGAGGGTGCAGACAACCTGACCGTCCCGAGAACCGGGGCGGTAGGCGGTTATCTGGCTGCCCTTGATGTGCCACGGTCCCTGAGTGTGCGTGGCTCGCGCCTTCGCCTGCCGCATCGCAATGCGGCGCTGGCGGTAGCCTTCATGCAGGCTGGCTTCGGCTTCGTCTCGGATTTTCTTGCTGACGCCCATGACCTACCTCCCCTGCGCGAAACGCTCGTGGAGGGCGTTGTTCAATGTCTGCATGTCGGCCGCGTGCTCCAGCAGCGCCTTGTCCCGGCATTCGGTGCAGGCGTAGTGGCGGACGCCGTATTTCCACAGCCCGTCGCCCTGTTTCTTGTGGTCCCGGCCACGGCCGCAGAACCGGCACAACTGGTAGGTCAGGCCCCAATCGCTCTGAAAAACGCACCAGATAGCGTCCTTGAGCGCCCAACGGGTAGCCTCCGAAAAACGTCCAACAGCCATCGTGTTTACCTCCATAAACACGATGCTAATTCAAGGTATTTACTTTGTCAAGTAAATAATCGTCCATGTGAGGTTGCCGGATCGTGCTGCCGGCACGGGCTCCTCGGGGTGTGGTGGATCTCGATCTGCGAGGAAAGGCGCACCTGGAACACCGGCGAGCATCCCGAGGGGCCGGATTCTCTGTGGCTGTGGCTGTCAACGTTTGGTCGTGAATCTGAGCGGGCGTCGGAAGTTTCATCCGATCTGCCAGGCGAGACGACGATACAGAGCGAGTGCGCTGGGGTATGTCAGTCAGGCGAAGCGGAGAGCGGCATGAAGGATCCTTCGTCTCCGGTGACGGATCACCTGACCCCATGAAGGGACAGCAGGAGAAAGAGTTGGATTCCTTGATCGAGCAGACCACGGTTGACCAGCGCACGATGGCGATGTGCGATGCGTTGATGGCGGAGCCGGGATTCAAGCAGGCGCTGGACGCGCTGGCCGTGGAGTTCATGGATGGCCCGCTCGCAGCGTTCATCGAGCGCCACGCGGCGACGTGGCGGCGTCATCTCCCGAACGACGATCGCGCGGTGGAAGTCACGCTCGCGCTGGTGATGGGCTGGATGCTCGGCTATCCGGCGGCGAAGGCCACCCCGGAGCGGTCGCAGCAGATCGCGTTCGACCAAATCATCATCGCGACGTTCGCGGCCGGGGCGTGTTCCAAGATCGCGGCCAAGTCCGCGAGAAAGGCGGTCCAGTGACCGCTGAGAGGATCGATCAGGCGGCGGGGCGATCCGAGGGATCCGCGTCCGCCGAGACAGCGAAGTGTTAGATGCGCTGGTTTGAACAGCATAGGCAGGACTGGATCGAAGAAACGCTCAGCGTGTTCGGCTTCATCAACCGCGAGCACCTGATGCGGAAGTTCGGCGTGTCGCAACCGCAGGCGTCGAAGGATCTGGCGACCTACGCGCGGCTGAATCCTGATGCGATGCGCTACAACCTCACCACCAAACGATACGAGGCGGCACGATGATCACGATTCAACAGAGTCAGACGGCGGACACGCGGACGTGCGATTACACGAAGGTCACGAAGGAAACCCTGCTCGCCAGTTCGCGGCAGCACATTGGCGACGTGGGTAGTGGTCTAGTTTCAAAACAGACAAAATGCTTGCGCGGGCAAGGCGGCACGCGCCATGCTTAGCGCGCCGCTTTCCGCGTGTCATCTAGGCTCGCCACGGCGGCAACGTTCCGAAAGGAAGTTGTCTGCGATGACTCTCTGCTTGGCGGCCGTCTGTGACTCCGGCGAATCTCTCGCCTGTGTATTCGATCAGCAGTTGACGTTGACGACCACGGCCGCCGACGTGCTCTCAAAAGCGGCACGCGTCAACGAGCGGTGGCTGCTGCTGTATGCGGGAGATGACATCGCGCAGGTGGGGACCGTGTATGACCGTGTGAAGCGCCGTCTGCTCAATAGAAGGGCCGTGACGTTGCCAGAAGCGCAGAATGCCGTGGCATCTGCGTGCGACGAAGTCATTCGGGAAAACCTTGAACACGGTCCACTCGCGCCGCTCAACGTGACCGTCCCAAACTTTCTTAAACGGAGTCACCAGTTGGTCGACGACGAAGATTACCGAGGCTTGCTGATGCACCAGGTTCAGGTCGCCACGCTCGGTAGTGACTTCCTGTTAGTCGGTTTCGATGAGCGTGATCAGCCACATATCGTCACTCTTGAAGACGGCCGTAAACCCACAAATCACGACCGCCACGGATACGGGTGGGTAGGGAGCGGCGCCATAGTCGCGCAACACCATGTGGTGTCACTTGGTTACACGAAGCATCTGCCGAAGTTGGCGGCTGGCTACGTGTTGTGCGCGGCGAAGTTCACAGCAGAAAGCGCGTATATCTCCAAGACAACGCACCTATCTGTGCTGAGGAAGGACGGGTCAGTCTGGACGCTGGATACGGACGCAGCTCGTCGCGTATGGGAGGACAAGTGTCGACCGCGTGTGCCAGTCGGGATTGAGAGCCTGTTACCGCCGTTGAAACCCTTGCATCCGCCTACGCGGAGTGACGGGCCGAGCGAGCTTCTTCGTCAAGCAAGGCAACAAGGTCTGACAGGTCCCAAACCCGTTCGGAAAGGCCGGCGGCCATCGCGGGCGTAATGCGTAGCGTCTGGTGGATTTTGCAGAAGTTGTAATACATGAAGTGCAGCGCGACGTTGTGAGCGTGCATCTCAATCTTCTTGCTGAATGCGTTCGTCAGACGCGCGAAGCGGCGCATGTGCATCCGCATGGTCAGATTCTGCCGCTCTACGTAACTAGTCGAGATGTGCTTCCGCTCTGGGCTCCCTGTGATGACCGCGGCCTTCATGCTGGTGATCTTCGCAGGAGTGTAGCGGTGCGCGGCGCTCGGACCAGCAACGAAGCTGCCGTAGTGCTTTTCCAGCATGGCGTAATCGACATCGACGCCGAACGCGTAATCGACGGCGTTCAGATAGACCTTGTGCTGGTCGGTGGTCAGCTGGATACGGTTCGTCAGGCGGGACGCGACGTCCTGCATGAAGTCATATGCGTCGGCCGCCGTGCGCTGGCCGATTCGGTAGCTAACAATCAGTTTGGAGTCGGCATCGATGGCGGTCCACGTCCACACGTCGCCCCACTGCCCGCGCTTGGCGTCCGGGACGTTCTTCGCCTTCGCGCCAACGAAGCTCCAAATCTCGTCGCACTGCACCCGCTGAGACTTCAGACCGCGCACGTGAGCGTCATGGTGGGCCGCGCACGCTGTTCCGAGGTCGTGCAACAGCTTTTCGATGGTCATGCGGGCGACGCCGGTCAGGCGAGCGGTGCCGCGAAGGCTGTTCCCTTCAACCAGGGCGGCGATCACGGCGGTGCGGCGTTCGGTGCTCAGCTGGTTCATGGTTCTAACTATACCATACGTGGTCGAGCAAGTAAAAGTTCCAATTTAAAATGGGGTAGAAATGGCCCGGAAACTCAATATCGACGCCACCAACCGAGACGCAGTGACGCTGTTTACCGTTGCCGAATCAGGTCGGCTAGATCACGGGCGAGTGCGACCGGGTCCATCCCGGCGCCTAAAACAGTCTGGCACCGGGAACAAGCGAAAGTTACGCCGTGCAGTGTCTTCCCGTTCGGCGCGATAAGGTCAACCTTCGCAGCATCGATTCGGGTCACTAACTCCTCGCACTTCGGGCACTTTGCGTACATCGCTTGTCCTCCAACTAGGGGGGAGGAGTCTAGCGTTTCTTCGCCCAGCGTGCCGCTACGGCCTTGCGGGCAATGGCCTTGCGCTTCGCAGGCGAGAGGGCCGCAGCGCGGGCGTGTCCGCCTTTCGATGCGCCGAGCTTCGACAGCGCGACGGCGGCAGGGTTGCGGGTATCGGGAATCTCGGCGGGTGTGGACGCTTGGCCGGTGGCTTCTTGGACGATCTGCCACGCCAACTGATTCATGTCGCGGGGACGTTTCTTGGCCATGCGCGATTGTCGCATGCGTGGCCGAGCAAGTAGCAGGCTGAGAAATTGAAACTAGACCACTACCGATGGGTCTGTCTTGTTGACCCAGCTGGAATCGCGCAAGCGTGACCGCTATGCAGTCGGCCCCGCAGGAGCAGAAGTAGATGCCGGTTCGTCTCGTCGTCCTGTGGATGCTGTTGAACTGGCTGATCGGCCGCGTGCAGGCGGTCTATCACGCCGGACGTGTCCCGAATCGGCGAGACGCGATCATCCCGTGCGGCGGCGTGGCGTTCTGGACGCGCGGGCCGATGCAGGCCGGGGAACTGCCGGCGACCTGCTGGACGTGCAGCCGGCCGTTGAAGACCTCGCAGTTGGATTGGCGCGAGGTTGTGGCGCGGCAGGACGTGACCCCGATCGATGCCTCGGCCTCGCTCGCTGACTTTCGGCACGGGCAGCGGATGCGCGCACCACGGCACGTCGGGCAAATCGTGACCGAGCAGTCGGTGACGCAAGAGATCCCCTGATGCCAGGTAAGCGAGAGAAACAGCCGCAGATGAAGTGCCCGGCCTGTGGCTGGGAGATCAGCGGCGTGCGTCCGGTGAAAGGCCCGCGCTATGGCCGCATCGAGCAGGGCGCCGCGGTGCGTCGGCTCCGGCGCTGTGGGGAGTGCGGGACCGACTTCACAACGATCGAGCGCGTCGAGGGGATTCACAAGCGCGGACGCCAACCCGCCGCGTAGATTTTTTCAATATCTTGTAGTCCTTCACCCCACAAAGTCGTTTAGTCTGCGAGCGTCACGGCTCGCGTGGCTTCCTCACAACTGGCGTCCTTTCCGGCGAAGCGCCCAGAGTCCGTACGGGATCTGGTGCGCAGCATTCAGGTTGAGATGCGCGAGCATCCCGACATGGCCCCCGCCCGCCTCTGCGAAAACTTGAACATCCTGACCGCGATCTACGGGAACTGCTTGAGCGAACTGACCCAGGCCGACGTCGCCTACAACCAGGTGTTAGCGCAGCACTTGGACGCGGAAACCAAAGCCAATCGGGCGACGATTCGCGCGGAAGGGACGCCGGCCTACCTACGGAAACAGGAGGCGCGGAACCTGGTGAAGCTGGTCGAGGAAATGATCGTGAGCCTCCGGCATGTGGTGCGGATGCAGGAACAGGAGCTGCGGCTGGCGCGCTGATGGCGTGGATGCGCAATGACCCAGACGGCGGTTTTCCAGGGGAAGGCGGGCGAAAGGCTTCGCGAGCGCGCAATCGCACGCTTATTGCCACGCTGGACTATCTCGATCGCAAGGAGCGTGAGGACGCGCAGCGCGTGCCGTACGCACAGACGCATGGGCCGTGGGAAATAACACGCGACTTCTGCGTGCGATGTGGTGAGAGCGCGCTCGAAATACACGCGAACAGGCTGACGTGCAAACGCGGCATGACCGTCCAGCCAGCAAAGAACTGATGGCTGCTAGTAAAGGCACCCGCCCCCCCAACGCCGGCAAGGGCCGCAAGAAAGGCGTGCCGAACAAGATCACCGCAGCCGTCAAGGACATGGTGATTCAGGCGCTCGAAGGGGCTGGCGGCGTGGCGTATCTGCAGCAGCAGGCGACTGAGAACCCCACGGCGTTCCTCACGCTGGTTGGGAAGGTGATTCCGACGCAGATGCAGCATGAGGGCTCGGATGGTGGCGTGATTCGTGTGCGTGTCGTTCATCAGTTCGCCTCGGAGTCCGACGCTGTCTAGTGGGGCTGTCGTTGAGCGTGTCATCCACCGCACGTGGAACCGGCCGCAAACGCGGTTTCTGAAGATCCGCGGCGAGGTCGGCGGCCAAGTCCAGTACGTCAACATCGAAGGCGCCATCGGATCAGGGAAGACCACGGCGCCAGCGTGGAAACTGGTGGACTACGTCACGGCCTACCCTGGTATCCACACGTGTATCGCGGCGTGGACGGACGAAATGCTGGGGCCGCCGAAGTCGGCGTTCCTCGCCGCCGCTCGAGAACATGGTTTCAGCGTTGACGATGGGACGCTGACGTGGTACGGCGGGCAGGGTGAGGAGTACTACCTCGTCGAAGGCTATGGGTCGCGTGTCTACGTGCGGTCAATGAAGGCCAGCGAAGATGACATGCGATACCTGAAGCTGGCCGGGCTCAACCTGAGTATCCTCTGGATCGACCAGCCGGAACCTGTTCCGCAGGATGTCTACAACGCGTACGTGCCGGCGAGGCTCAGGCAGCCGGGGTTCCCGCACGAAGTGTGGTTGAGCCCCAACCCGCTCGATGAGTCGCATTGGCTGAGTAAGGAATTTCCCACCGATCCGAGGCGGCGACCGCCGAACTACCACTACATCCGCACCACGCTCTACGACAACCGCAGTGTCGTTGGGGATCAGTTTGTGGCGGATATGGAGCAGAAACATCCGCCAGGATCTGCGCTCCGGCACCGCTACATCGATGGCACCCGCGGCCCGATGAATCGCGGCAAACCCATTTACGGAACGGTGTTCCAAGTAGGGATCCATGACCGCGACGTCGAGCCGGTCGAGGAGTCACCGATTCTGCAGGGGCACGACTTCGGCACCAAGCATCCGGCGGTGGTGTGGGCGCAGCTGACGTGGTGGGGACAGTTCAGGATTCTCGGGTCGATTGAGGGCGATGACATGTTCATCGAGTCCTTTATCCCCATCCTGAAAGAGTGGCGGACCGAATGGTTTGGCGAAATAGAGCCGATGGCGACCTGTGACCCATCCGGCGGCAAGGCGACGCGGGATGGCACGATGCAGAACGGGGTGAAGGTGCTCCAGCAACACGGCATCTTCCCGCAGTACGGCGAAGACTTTAACCAGCCCACGCGCATCAGTTATGCGATCGAGGCCATCGGCGGGTTTCTGACGCGGCAGGTGACGCAGCCTGTGTGGTTCGATGATCGGTGCCACTACTGCCGCAACCATCGGCCGCATGGGCAGGCTGGCGAGCGTCTTCCGCGCTCAATTGTGGTCAACGGGGGCGCGATCCTGCACGGCCGGCAGGTGCCAGCGTTCCAGATCCATCCGACACGGCATCTGGTCGTGTCGAACACCGATGTGGATGAACGGTCACCGCTGTTGAATGGGTTCAAGGGCGGCTACGTCTATGGCCCGAATGCGCCTGTAGGCGGGGTGAACATCAAGCGGCCGTTCAAAGACGAGATTCACGACCACACGATGCGGTGCGTGGAATACATCATTCAGCAGTTTGCGCCCGACCGCCTGACGGAAGCGGCGCTCCAGGCGTCCGTGGCGCGCGGGGAAAAGGCGGTGACCAAGGCTGAGCGTCGCGCGGAGGCGGCGAAGACGGCTCGCGACAAGGATCCCGATGACTGGCGGTATCAGGCGGTGAACGCGCACACGCGGAGGCCGAGAGGATTTTGAACGAGGACGCGGCGGTATTTGTGGGTGTCGCTACTTTGATGGCGATTGTGGTGTGTCTTTTGGTGATGCTGGGCGTCGCGGCGGTAACGCAGTCGGCCTGTCTATCGCATGGATACCCGCACGGTGCCGTCACGGTGACATTTGAGCGCTACTGCAGCAAGCGTATCGATCAGACCGACGTGGTCGTTCCGCTGTCGGAGGTTCGGCGAAGGCGATGAAGCTGCCTCCCTCAGCCCGCGCGCTCGTCACCAGCGCCTACCTGCGCCATCTAGCAGCCTCGGATAAGCCGATCGTCCTCGGTCCCTACCGTTCCGAACTGGGCTTCGAGGTGCTCTACTGGCTGCCCTTCCTGCACTGGGCGCTCAAGACGTTCAACATCGCCCCGGAACGCTGCATCGCGCTGTCCCGCGGTGGCATGGGGGCGCTCTATCCCGCCGCACAGCACGCCGATCTCTACAAGTTGTGCTCCGTTGACAGCGTGCGGCTCGAGAATCAGGTCGATCTCGAAACCCGCAAGATGTTGAAACAGACCCAGATCACGGCCTGGGACCGCCAGATTGTGCAGGACGCGGTCGAAGACGTGCTCGGGCCGCGCACGGCCTACCACCTCCTGCATCCCTCCTGGATGTACTGGCTGTTTGAAGGCTGGTGGGAGAACACGGCGACCCTGCCGCATGTGGCCCGGCATGCGGAGTTTGCGCCGTTGCCCGTGCCGGCGCTGCCCGAGGGTCTCACGCTGCCGGACAAGTTCTGCGCGGTACGGTTCTACGAACGGCCGACATTCCCGCTGACCGATGAGGTCAAGACGCTGGTGCTGGAGATCGTGGCGGGGCTGGCGGCCAAAGCGCCCGTGGTTCTGTTGAACCAGTCGCTCTTTGCGGATGACCACACGGACCTGCCGATTCAGGGGCCGAACGTGATCACGCTGCCGCAGGTGCCGCCGGAGCAGAACTTTCTGGTGCAGGCGGCGGTGCTCGCGCGCTGCAAAGCGTTTGTCGGCACGTACGGGGGCGTGGCGCAGTGGGCTTTGCGGTACCGGAAGCCGAGCCTCAGCTTTTACACGAACTTCGCGGGCACGGCGGTGGCGCACCGGACCTTGAGCGAGGTGATCGCGGCGCAGAGCGGGATCCCGTTCGAGGTGTGCGATCTGAAGGCCTACGCGCTCTGGAAGGCGGCGCTCGGGGCGGTGCCGGAGGCGGTCGCGGCGTGAGGGTGGTGTGGGTCTCGCTCTTGGCATTTTGTGGCGGCTATTGTGGTCGCGAGTGGAGTCTGGCTGGTGCAGACCGGCGACAGCGAGTGGTTGAAGCCCGTGGCCGTCGGTGCCGCTGTGTTCATTTTCATAGCCTCGACGCCGCCTCGGTAATGGGTCGCGCGTGAAGTATCGCCTCGTGATCACGCCGCCGTATGAGCCGCCGGACCGACTTGTCCCGCATGGCACCGCGAAGTTCTGGATCGAAGGCTTCCGTGCCCCGTGGTGGGGTCGCCGCCCGCGCTGGCTGCGGATGACGGCGAAGAAGGACATGGCGTTGCGCCAGCCGATGCCGAAGGGGGCCGTCTGGGATCTCGGGGAGCATGCGTCGATCCCGAAGTACCTGGTGGCGTTGCGGGATGAGGATCTGCCGGCGTGAGCGATGGCCCCGCGCAGCTATTGGAATCAGCCCGGATCGAGTGGAAGCGCGATTGGGACGCGCTGCTGGTGGGTTTTGTGGTGGGCGTGCTGTCTGGGGTGCTCGGCACGCTGATGGTGCTCGCATGATCAAGGCGCTGCTGACGGTCGCACTGTTGGGGGTCGTGGTGCTGAGTGCGCTGGCCTACATCTGGGTCATGTCGCTGGATCTGTGGGATCGGCTGCGAGGGAAGTGATGCCCGTAGAGCGCCACGAGATCAGCGTGTCGCAGTTCTGCGAGTTGCTGGCGCTGGAGCCGCAGCGGTTCATCGGCGTGACGCGCCCGCGCGCGGATAGTTCAACCCTGACGATTCTGATGGAGCCGGAGATGCAGACGAGCGGGACCAATCCGCCCCTGAGTGACAACACCTCGACGCGGAAGCCGAAGGGCAAAGGGAAGCGTGGCGGCTAGCGAATGGGAAATACCGCCGCCGGCCACGTTGACGGTGGATCACGAGCATCGGCCGGTGCTGTACCTGCCGGACGGCCGCGTGCTGGTGCGACAGGCAGGGTTTCGCGCGGAGCCACGTCATGTTGTGCCGTCACTGTCGGAAACGTCCCGCGAAGTTCAGGGTCCGCGGCGGTCGCGTGAAAGCCGATGACCAACATGACCTCTGCTTCCAGTGCTTCCGCGCCGAGCAAAACCGACGTCGTGCGCGACGTATGCGCCATGACGCCTGAGCAGATCGCGCACTTCGACTCGTCCGATCCCGGCATCGGCCTGTTTCACACCTGCCTGCTGGCTGGTGCGCCGATGACCATCACACCAGGGATGCGCGTGCTCGAAGTGGGCTGTAACGAATCCGACTGGCTGATCCGTGCGTCGGCGGCATTCCTAGAGACCGACTTTGTGGGGCTGGACTGGCGCGCACCAGAGGGCAGCCACGGCCGCGTCACCACCGTGCGCGGCAACGGACTGGATCCCGATCTGTTCGCGCCCGCGTCCTTCGATGCCGTGGTGAGCCTGTCCGCGATCGAGCACTTCGGGCTGGGGCACTACTCGCAGGATCCCATCGATCCCGAGGGCGACACGCGCATCGTGCAGAACGTCTGGCGCTGGCTCACACCGGGCGGCTGGTTTTACTTCGACGTGCCGTATGACCCCGCGGCCTACCGCGTCTGCGGCACGGAATGCCGGGTCTACAACGAGCCAGCCGTGTATGGCCGGTTGCGCCCGCGCGAAAAGGGCTACAGCGTGCCGTTTGCCGCGTTCGTCCATGCCAAACAGGTCAAGCAGATCGTGGAGTGGCCGCGTGACAGCGTGCCGCCGTTCTACTACATGGCCCAGGTGTTGAGAAAGGCGTAGATGCCGACGTTACGTGAAGCTCTGACCGCCAAGATCAAGAGTGCCCGCGAGCGCAAGGATCGCATCCAAGCCGATCTCTTGGCGGTGAACAGCGAGATCGCGGATTTGATCGCGCAGCGGGACGCGTTGAGCAGCGGCGTTGAAGGCCAAGTGGCCGAGTGGCAGCGAATCGGCGTGATCAGGATCGACGGTTAACCAGTGTATGACCGTGGAGGGTCGGGCTATTGTGGCCAAGTGCGGTAATACCCACGATCGGTGAGGTCTTAGGACAACCGATAGCATGAATTACATCGCGGGCGGTGACCAGCGACAGGCTGGCAGCAGAGACCACCGCTCTGTTCCCCGATTCCTGTGAGAGACAGGAGCCCGCAAACATAAGGCACAACCATGCCAGCAACAACACAGCAGCCGCACGACATCAAGGCCAGCAAGCTGAAAGGCTTCCGCACGTACCAGGATCTCGCACGCTGGCTGTGCGAGGAAATCCAGAACGCGCAGGACGTGCGCAGCCACCTCGATCTCGATCTGGACTACTGGCATCGGATTTACGAGCAGCAGCGCACCCGGCTGACGACGCACAAGCCGAAGCCGGACGGGGCCGATCTGACCTCACCGCTGGGCACGCAATACGTCGATTCTCTGCACGCCCGTGCGATGAAGACCATCTTCGGCGTCGAGCCGATCTGGACGGTGGAAGGCTGGGCGGGCGCGGCGATGAAAGCGCCGTTTGTTGAGGAATTCCATCAGTGGACCGCGGAAGACGAGCGCGTGCAGTCCTACGTGGACCGTGCCGTGATGAACGCCTGGATCGATTCCGAGGGCATCTTGGAGTGCTACGAGGAAATCGACTACCGGCCGGTGCGGAAAACCATCTGGGCGCAGATCGAGACCGTGCCCGACGAGCTCGGCCAGCCGCGCGCCGTGTTCGACGAGGCGAATCAGCCCAAGTTCGTGACGGGCGAAGACGGCCGCTACGTGGAAATGCCGCCGCCGCCCGAGGGCGCACCGCTGCCGGTCGGGGTCGGCCAGGTCGAAATTGACGAATACGAGCCGGTGCGGGTGGGGCCTGGTTACACCGTGGTCGATCTGCGCGACTTCACCGTCCTGCCGGTGCATGCGCGGGACAAGCGGGACATCTGGGGCTACGCCAAGCGGTTCCATCGACGCCTGTCGTATCTCGAGCAGAAGGCCACGGACGGGATCTACGACGCCGCGGCGCTGAAGGCCATCGGATCGGAGAACGATCGCCAGCAGGATCTGGACGACACGCGCCGAAGCGTCACGATGGGGCGGCTCGAGGGCCACACCGCCGAAAAGGAACTGCACGAAATCGCGTTTCTGCGGGATCTGGACGGGAAGGGCGAGCGCTGGTGGGTCGCCACGGTGCATGTCCCGACGCACCAACTGCTGCGGCTGAAATACGACGATCTCGGCACCCAGATCGGCTTCGGGCGGTTCGTGCGGTTCGTCCCGCTGCCGCGGAAAAACAGCGTCGGCGGGCTGTCGGTCATTGGCCACAAGCTGATCACGAACATCGAGGAGCACACGGCCGTCCGCAACATGCGCGCGGACCTCGGGGCGCTGATGGTCGCCGCCGCCGGCACGCTGAAGGTGGCCCAGAACGCGCTCTACGACCCCGATGAGCAGCCGTTCGGCGTGGGGACCACCATCTACGTCCGCGATCCCAACGAAGTGCAGCAGGTGGACGTGCCCCAGATGCCACCCATCCTCACCGAGTGGGAGCGCTCGATTCTCGACGGCTCCGAGAAGACGATGGGCGTGAACGAAATCGCCTCCGGGATCCAGCCGCAGAACGATCGCACGCTGGGGGAAGTCGAATTGACCGCCGGCTACTCAGAGGTCCGCATGGATCTCGTGGTGAAGCGCCTGCAGGAGTCGATGGAAGACCTCGGCCAGATCCGGCACGTCATCTGGAAGCGCGTGGTCGCCGCTCAGGGCGGGATGTCGATGCCACACGGCGTGATGGTGGGCATGGAAGCCCGCGGGCAGGACGTGCTGACCTTGGCGGACACGATTACCCCGGATCTGCTGGACGGGAAGTTCAAGTTCAAGCCGCGGGGATCGGTGGAGACGGCCGACAACGGGAAGCTGCGCAACGACTTCGTGCAGTTGATTCAGATGCTGCCGGCGCTGTTTGCGGCCAATCCGATGATCGCGGCGGCGTGGCAGACGCCCGATGCCGCGAAAGCGATGAACGAGCAGTTGGTGAAGCTGTTCCGGTTCCCAAGTCGTCAGGCGATTCTCGGGATGCCGGGCCAGATGGCGGGGCAGACGTCACAGATGCTGATGGACCCGCAGATCCAGCAGATGCTCATGGGTGGGGGCGGAGGTGGCCCGATGGGCACGGGTGCGATGTCGCCGGCCGGGGGCGCCCCGATGCCGCCTGCTGCACCTCCGCCGCCTGAGATGGCCATGCAGGGCATGATGTGACCGACTCCCCCACAGCGGATCTCGAAGCGCTCGAAGACCTCGTGCAGTCGCGCGGCTTCACCTTGTTTGCCGACATGGTGCGGCAGGAAATCCACGAGGAGTTCCAAGAGCAGGTGCTGAAGCAACTGGCGCTGCCGGACAGCCAGATCGCCATCGAGCGCGCGCGTCAAGTGCTCGCCGTGCGACAGGCGGGGGAGCGCTGGTTGAAGTTGCCGAGGCTCAGGATCGAGCAGTTGCGGCAGGCGATCCAGCAGCAGGATCGCGTCGCGCAGGTGCAGATGTTGCCGGGACGGAGGCCGGCTGGACTGTGAACACACCCATCAAACCCATCGGACACCGCATCGTCGTCCAGCCTGACGCCCCCGTGACAGAAACCGCCTCCGGCTTCGTCATTCCGGACGCCTACGCGGACACGCCGCCCATGAGCGGGATCGTGCTCAGGGTCGGGGACGGCCCCGCCCGCGACAAACACATCCGCGCCCGAGCCATCGCGCGCTGTCTGGCGATCCTCAACGATGCGACCGTGGAAGCGGCCTCGCCACTGGAAGCGCTGCGGATTACGCAGGATGAGATCGCCCGGTATCTGCGCGATGCCTCGGAATTGGGGCCCGTGTGCGAGGTTGGGCAACGCGTGATCTTCCCGATGGAAGCTGGGCACGAGATCGTGCTGAACGAGGCCACGGACGAGTCCGTGGTGATTCTGAGCGAAGACAGCGTGCTGGCGGTCTATGACGCCGAGCCGCAGGAGCAAGCCGCATGAGTGAGTTGAATGGCAACCTGGAAGACCTCCAGCCGGCCGCCGTCGCCGATCCCCCGGCGCCGGTGGAAGCGCCCGCACCGGGAGCGCCGCCCGCCGAGCCTCCCGAGGACGATCACCCCGAAGCCGTGGCCGACGCCGCCGGCCAGAAGTACGTCCCGCTGCCGGCACTCAAAGCCGTCCGCGAAGAACTGAAGACGCTGAAGCCGCTCGCGGAACGCGCCCAGCAACTCGAAGCCTACGTCAACGACGTGCGGCCCTACGTCGAGTTTCTGAAGAACCACCCGCAGCTGCTGCAGCCGCAACAGCCCGCGCAGGCCCCGCAGGCGCCGCAAGCGGATCCAACGCTGGTGGAACTCGCCCGCACCCTGGAACTCTACGATCCGCAGACCGGCCAGCCGGACGTGAAGCGCGCCGAGGTCATTCGCAACCTCACCCGGCAGGAAGCGCAGGCCATTGCGCAGTCTGCCATCGCGCCGGTGCAGGCGCGGACCTATGAGCAGCAGGCGGCATCGAACCTCGCGGCCATCGTCGGCACCACGGATGCGGACGGCCGCCCGCTCGAGCAGCGCTACGTGATGGACACCGTGCGCACCATCACCGCCAGCTTGCCGCGCGAGGAAGCCTTGCGCGTGCTGGCGGATGCGAACGTGGCGAACCTGATCACGTTGACCGCGCTGGGGTTGCAGGCGAGATCGAAGAAGACCGGCCCCGCCCCGCCATCCGCCCCGCCCCTGCATGTCGAATCCCCTGGTGGTGGATCGCAGTTCGTGATGTCGGAGGACTCGCGGAAGCTGGCGCGACTCGCCGGGATCCCTGAGCAGGACTACGCCGAGCGGGCGAAGAAGTTTCAGCCCGGTCGCGCCAATGTCCTCGAGTAAGGAGTAGCCACAGATGGCCCGTCCGAAGAAGATCGACACCGAAAACACCGACCTCGCCGCGGCCGTGACCGGCGAAGCCCCGAAAGAACCGCGGATCTCCGTCATCGATCGCCGCCTGAAGAATCCCTTCGGCGTTCCCTCACGGGACATCCCGCTGAAGGGGGAGAAGCGCGGCTGGGTGGTGCGCACCTTCTGCGCCGATGCGGAACATCCGAACCGGCACTACGACGCCGTGCATCGGCTGGGCTGGACGCCGCTGACGCGCGCGGATCTCGCGGAAACGCCGGAATCGCTCGGGTTCGTCACCGCCGCCGACGGGCGGATCGTGCGTGGACCGCAGGGGCAGGAAGTGCTGATGGCGATGCCCAAGCACTACTTCGAGGCTGTGCAAAAGGCCAAAGCCGAGGCCAACACGCGGGCGCTCAAGAGCAAGGCCGTTCGTGACGAAGTGGCGCAGGCCACCGCGAAAACTCACGGGGACGAAGCCGGCGACACGGTCCACAAGCACTTCGAGCAGCGGGAGTTCGTCGAGCCGATCAGCGCGGGGACCGTCGTCGGGGAGTAGATGGCCAGCACCCCGGAGCCAGTCTTGATCCGGACGCGCCGCAACATGACGCGGATGTATGCCGAGCGGAAAGCGCGCGGCGTGTGTGTCGCGTGCGAGGCGGTGTCGCCGGATCACAGCTACTGCGCGGGGTGCCGATCAGACCGGCGCGACTGGAAGCGACTCCTCCGTTACCTTTCGCGCTGGACGTGGATCACGCTCGGGGCGCATCCTTCCACATAGCGACCCTCCAAACCCTGTGTTCTCCCCGGCCGCCGCGGGCAATCGGGCGTTGTCGCGCTGACGTGGTGCCGCCTTCCATCACGTCAGCGTGGTTTGATTCGGGAAGGCACACCAGGCCGCCGCTGGCATTCGGGCGTCTGCGGGCCGCCGCCGCCAAGTCGGGCGTGTTGGGCATGCGCTGAAACGGGATTCGGCGCGCATCGCCGGCACTTCCTCCGAAACCCACACCCAAGCTGTCCTTTCGCTCGTTCCAGTCCCTTGTGCGACTGACGGGCACGGAGTGTGGACTTGGCTCAGATCACCCACAGCACGCGGACCACGCCGCAGCCGTACCGGGCGCGAGGCGGGACGTTCGATCTCCGAGCGTTTCAGACCTCCACGGTGCTGGCCGGCTCGACCGCCAAAATCGCCTACGGCGACGTGGTGCAGTTCGACGTGAACGTCGCCACCGCCAATCATCGCATCGTCAAGTCCTCGACGATGGCGAACGTTCCCAACGTGCTCTCGACCGCGTTTCTCGGCCTCGCGGTGGAAGCCGACGGGTCCAGCGTGTCGGCCACGTCACCGGGCGGCGAGGACCAGAAGGTACTCGTCTGCGTGGCGACGAAGGACACCGAGTTCAAGTGGCCGACCAAGCTCGCGGGCGCGAATCACACGTCCTCGCTGGTCGGGACGCGGCGCGCGATCGGGTACGACTCGACGCTGTCGATGTTCTACTGCGACGCCGGCAACTCCACGGCGGGCGATGCCTCGCTCGTCATCACCGAAATCATCGACGCGGGCACGACCAACGGGTTCGTGGCGGCGAAGTTCCTGAGCACCGCGACGGCGCGGCTGATCTCGGCAGCCTTCTAGGAGGACGACATGGCCCAGACTCGAGGCACTGCCGCCTTCCTCAGCGACAACACCGAATACCGCGATGTGTATGTCCTGCTCGAAGGCGCCCTGAAAGAGCTGAAGCCGATCTGGCGCGGCTACTACAACATCGAGAACTCCGACCGCAAGACGGAGATCACCCAGAGCTGGATCGAGATGGGTGACGTGCCGGAGAAGGCCGAGGGTGCGACCTACGCCACCGACCTCATTCGGCCTGGCTTCCGCAAGGAAGTGACTCACGTCGAGTTCGGCCTGGGGTTCGAGGTCACGGAAACCGCGCAGGAAGACGATCGGCACAACGTCCTGCGCCGGAACACCAAGTGGCTGGCGTACTCGGCGCGGTACGTCGAGGAAAAGCGCGCGGCAAACCCGTTCAACAACGGCTTCACCACGGAAACGACCGCGGACGGCGTGGCGTGGTTCTCGGCGGCCCACGTGCTCGGCAACGGCGATGCCATGCGCAACATCCTGAATCCGGGTCAGGACTTGTCGTGGAACTCGCTGATGCAGGCGATGATCGACCTGCAGACCGAGACTAAGTCGGACGGCGGCCGGCTCGTCACC